ATCTATGAGCTGGACACAAAAAAGGGGAGGCTTTCGCCTCCCCGTTGTTATTACCAAGTCTCGTCGTCTTGGCAATCTAAGTCCTTGCCCGTCTGTGCCTCCTCTGCCCAGCACTTGTTCTGCTTCTCCCTAAACTCCAGTTCCTTATCCAGTCCGTAGACTCCCATCACAGCCATCGCCATCGCTGAGAATAACATCAGGATTGCTGCCCTCTGTTCTTTCTTGCGCTCGATGCGTCTGCGCTCACCGATTGATATGTACTTCTTCTTAACGTCTAGCATGTCACTCTCCAATTGTGGGGCGGCTTGCGCCGCCCCGATTTGATTAGACGTTGAGGATAATTTTGCGGATTGCCAGCGACATCCCGCGACTTTCTGGTTGAACCTTTCTCGTTATTTCTATACTCATGAACGCGTGGAGTTGCGCGGACTCATATTCCGCTCCCGTTGCGCAACTGATTCCTTTACAGACCGACTCATGCGCGATACACGCTTCCACCGCACTTTGGCTGAATGCAACTGCTTCGTCCCCGTAAGGTCCGAACACCATGGTCTCGAACCATTCATGCGCCCCATCAATACTCCTAATGAGAGTCGTAGATACTGTGGTTTCATATAAGTGCGTTCTGATCTGGTGCATTCTATCTATCCTCGTTGTCGCTGCGACACCATGTCGCAACGTGAGAACCATTATACTCCCATTTTACCAGAAGTCAAGTTTTACGATACTAATATAGGAGGGGGGAGGGGGTATCCCACCCGGGTGGCACCCCCCAAATTTGAACTTGGTACCATCACACACCCCATACCCCATAATTTGCACAAACGACCCCACCACATTCAAAACTCCCCCACAAAACTATATTATAAAAATCCCCCCAGATATTTGTCAGCTTACTTCCACTACAACAAGTCGCTTCCCATTCACCTGAACGTGGCTATACTATTTCTATCACCTACTCGCGGTGCTCCCATGTCTGAGTACATCCCGGATATAGAAGAAGACATCCCCCTGCCGCCTAACGTCGCTGCTGCCCTGCAGGATATGTCGCCCGCTGAAGAACTTGCGATGCGGGCACGTACGCTCAAGCTGTTGGCGGATATGACGGATACCCCCATCGTCCCTGACGAGGGCGACAAAGACGTAGCCATGGAGATGGCTAAAGAGATGATGCGGGACCCGTCCCTACGCCCCGATTATGCTAGATACACCGATGAGACCATGGCGTATCTGGCGGGGATGATTACTCAGCATAAGGTTCAGCTGGTCGATGAACTCTCTGAATTGAAGATGTACGTCGTTAATAAGCTGATATTCGAGGTGGAGAATGCTAAAACCTCCAAGGATCGGATATCTGCCCTGACGAAACTAGGAGATATTGATGGTGTAGACGCCTTCAAACGTCGCACAGAGGTAACTCACGTCGTTAAATCACTGGAAGAGGTGGAATCAGAGCTTTTGAGCACGCTGGCGACGCTCAAATTGACTGCTATTGATGCGGATTTCACTGAAATAACCCCAGACGCACCCTCTGCGAACTGAATATGACAGCAGTAGCCCCCAAAATCACGCCAGAACACATAAAAGCGTTGGAAACAGCGCTTCCGACCCTCCCGGATAAGCAGAAACGGCAGGTTGCGGAACTTTTACGCCAATATACGACGCAATTAACCCAGCAAAGAAGCAAAGATTCCTTTCTGGATTTTATTCATCACGTATACCCCGGGTATATTGTAGGTCCCCACCACCGCCGCCTTGCTAAAATCTTCGAGGATATTGCTTCCGGCAAGAAAAAGCGGGTTATTGTTAATATTGCCCCGCGTCACGGCAAATCAGAGATGATTTCCTACCTTGCTCCGGCATGGTTTTTGGGCAAATTCCCTCATAAAAAGGTCATTATGGCTTCACACACCGCAGATCTTGCGGTGAATTTCGGCCGCAGAGTCCGAAATCTGGTGGGTAGTGACTCTTATCACGAGGTTTTCCCGCAGGTAGAGCTGCAGGCGGATAGTAAATCCGCATCGCGGTGGGGTACTAACTTTAACGGCGAGTATTTCGCCATTGGTGTCGGCGGCGCATTGGCTGGGCGAGGTGCGGACCTCTTCATTATTGACGACCCTCACTCCGAGCAGGAGGCAAAACAGGGGCGTGCGGACGTATTCAATCCTGCGTGGGAGTGGTTCCAGTCCGGCCCCGTACAGCGCCTTATGCCGGGCGGGGCCATTATTGTGGTCATGACTCGCTGGTCAAAGCTGGATCTTACGGGCCAGATCGTTGATCACATGACCAAGAATGATGATTCCGATCAGTGGGAGGTGGTGGAGTTCCCTGCCATCCTCAATGAGAAGCCCCTATGGCCTGATTTCTGGTCGTTGGACGAGCTGCTGGCTAAGAAAGCCTCTATGGACCCCCGGTATTGGCAAGCTCAGTACATGCAGCAGCCTACATCGGAAGAAGGGGCGCTGATAAAGAGGGAGTGGTGGAACATCTGGGAGGAGGATTCTCCGCCCTCGTGCGAGTTCATCATCATGGCTCTAGACGCTGCACAGGAGAAGAATAACCGTGCGGACTATAACGCCCTGACGGTGTGGGGTGTCTTCCTGAATGAGTCCACCGGTGTCCACAACATTATCTTGCTGAACGCCGTCAAAGAGCGTCTTGAGTTCCCTGAGTTGAAGCAGATGGTACTTAACGAGTATAAAGAGTGGGAGCCAGACAGCTTTATAGTAGAAAAGAAGTCGAACGGCGCGGCGTTGTATCAGGAGATGCGGCGTATGGGCCTGCCGCTGATGGAGTTCACCCCCGGCAAGGGGCAGGACAAGATCTCGCGGGTAAATGCAGTTACGGATCTGTTTGCTGCGGGTATTGTCTGGGCTCCTGATCGTCGTTGGGCTAGAGAAGTCGTGGAGGAATGTAACGATTTCCCTGCCGGTCGTAACGATGACTTGGTAGACTCTACAACATTAGCATTGCTCAGATTCCGCCAAGGGGGCTTTATCAAGCTGCCGAGTGATGAGCCTGAGCCCATACAGTGGTTCAAATCCAGCCGCGCCAGATCTCGCGGCTATTATTAGGAGAAGGCTATGCCCCGTAAGCCCGGATCAGACGGCTCTGATACCGCCCTCTTTGGCATGTTGCGCAATAAGCTGTTTGGCGGCTCTAAATCAAAGCCCGCTTCACGCCCTGCTCGTGGCGCTACGGCTGATGTTAAACAACCCGCTCCCAAGGCTTCAGCCCCTACTCGCAGCGCCGCGCCGCCTAAACCTGCTCCTAAGACTCCGGCTAAACCTGCGCCTAAAGCTGCAGCGCCTATGCCTTCTAAGGCCCCATCTGCACCTAAAACAGCGCCTAAGCCCAAGCAGCCCAAGGTGACTGTAAGCGAAGCCCGCCCCGCTTATACCGACGTCTCCGCTCCTCCGCGCACGCCGAGGAATTTCGGTATGTCTGATGGGAAGAAAAGCGACTACCCCGTGTACGAGAAGAAGTCTGATGAAGCTAAGAGTTTCCGTAGCGCGTTCGCCGCTGCTCGGAAAGACGGGGCCAAGACGTTCATGTGGGAAGGTCGCAAGTACACGACTGACGTCAAGAAATAAAGAGGCGCTTAATGGCGATTGATAAAGCTCTCTACGCGGCCCCCATGGGCCTTGCGTCCCTGCCCGAGGCAGAACCGCTTGAAATCGAGATCGTTGATCCGGAGGAAGTAAATATCTCTGGTCCCGGCTTCGGTATCAGTATCAGTAAAGCGGAGGACGGAGAAGACTTCGACGCTAACCTCGCTGAAGAAATGGACGAGCAGGCGCTGGCGGGCCTTGCCAGCGATCTGTTGGACGACTACGACACGGACCTGACCTCTCGCAAAGAGTGGCTTGATACGTATGTCAAAGGTCTGAAACTGCTCGGATTAAAGCACGAGGAGCGTAGCGAGCCTTGGCCCGGTGCGTGTGGCGTGACCCACCCCCTGCTTATGGAGAGTGCGGTCAAGTTTCAGTCTGAGACGATCATGGAGACCTTCCCTGCAATGGGGCCGGTCAAGACGAAGATCGTGGGCAAAGAGACGGCAGAGAAGAAGGACTCAGCCATTCGTGTCGCTGATGACATGAACTACCAGCTTACCGAGGTGATGAAGGAGTACCGCCC